CTATCACGACAGTTACAAAACAAACAATAAGCTTGTGCAGATACATGAAATCAATCCAGACAGCCATGAACGAATAAAAAATTTAATTATCGAGGTGCTAAGAGGTCATCGGAAGATTAAAAAAGGAGCATGAGGAAAGATATGAAAATAAATAAGTTAACTATATCGAACTTTGCTGGAATCAAAGAAGAAAAATTTAACTTTGACGGTAAAGATGCAAAAATATACGGCAATAATGCGACTGGCAAGACTACAACAGCAACCGCATTACAATGGCTGCTTTTCGATAAGGGTTTAGACGGTTCAACCAAATCATTTAACCCTGTACCTTTAAACGAAAAAAACGAAGAAAATTATGAGTTAATTCCGACTGTTTTCGCAGAATTTGAAATCGACGGAAAAATTACGACTTTTAAAAAAGAGTCACATCCTAAGTACACAATAAATCAAAAAACGAATCGCAAGGAATACTCACGAAGTCGAACGAAGAAACAATATATCAATGATGAATCAATAAAAGTAAAGGATTATAAAGCTCGTATTGATGAACTGATTGATGAAGATGTATTCAAGTTAATTACGAACCCTCAAGCATTTAACTTACTAGATTGGAAGAAACGAAGAAGTTTGTTGTTTGAAATCGCTAAACCAATCAATGATGAGGATGTCATTAAAACAAATGATGATTTTAAAGAACTAAATAATATTCTTGGAGATCACGAAATTGAAACAAAGAAAAAGATTCTTACAGACAAGATAAAACAGATTAACAAAGATATCAAAGATATTCCGATACGTATTAACCAAACGCAACAAAATAAGCAGGATGTACCGGAATTCGATAATGATAGACACACAATCATAAAACAAGAAATTGAGCAACTTGAAAATGAGCGTATAGATATTCAAAACGGTGCAGAAGAAATTAATTTGCGTAACCAATTAGCTGATAAACAATCAGAATTGAAGCGCATAGAAGCTAATAATAGCGCCAGTAATGAGAACAAAATACATGCTTTAACAAATGAGCTACACGTTGAAAATGGAACGGTTGCGAATCTTAAAACAAGATTAAAGCAAAACAAACAACAAATTACACATGAAGAAAATCGACGTAATCAATTATTAGAAAATCATAAAGGATTAAAAAGTGATTTAGAAAAAGCTAAAAATCAAAAATTTGAATATCTTGATGACAATGTATGTAGTTGTTGTGGTCAACAGTTACCAGCTGAACAAGTGAGTGAGGTAAGAGAAAAAGCATTGCAGAAATTCAATGCAAACAAATCGAAAGAATTAGAAACAATACAAACATCTATCAATCACATTATTTCAGAGGGCAAGAAAATAAAGCCAATTATCGAGAAATTAGAGGATGACAACAATAATTTACAAATTAAAATCAACGAAGCAGAAGAGCGTTCAGCAAGAATACAAAACAAAATTAATAAGTTGAAAATAACTCACGTTGACGTTACGCAAACTGACGAATACAAAGCAGTAATGTTAGAGATAAATGAGATTAATCAAAAACGCTCTAACATCAGGAAAACTATTCAAGATAAAGTTTCAGGAATAGATGACAAAATAAGCGAGCTTACTCAAGAAAAATCAGAAATTGAAGTGTCAATATCAATCGAAAAATCAAATAAACATCTAGATGATGTTATTTCTGAATTAAGAAATGAAGAAGACAGATTATTGGATGAAAAAGAAAAGTATTCACATGACCTTTATATCTTAAAAGAATTTACAACAACAAAAGTCAAAATGCTTACTGAAAACATCAATAACGAATTTGATATTGCTGAATTTAAGCTATTCAATACCTTAGTTAACGGCGAATTAGAAGAAACATGTTCAACAACGGTTAATGGTGTCGAGTATGACAGCGGTTTAAATAACGCCTCAAGAATTAATGTTGGCTTAGATATCATCAACACACTATCAAAACATTTTAAAGTTACAGCGCCAATATTTATTGATAATGCTGAATCAGTAACAGAGCTTATCAAAACAGAATCACAACAAATTCAATTGATAGTAAATGAACAAGATAAAAAATTAAGAATGGAGACTATATAAAATGACTGAAAATAATAAATTACAAACTATTGAACAACAATTAGTACAAGAAAAGAACGTATCTGACAACGTATTAAACAAAGTGAGAGTTTTAGAGTCACAAGGCAATTTGGAATTGCCAAATGATTATTCACCAAGTAATGCCATGAAACAAGCATGGTTACAAATCAGCCAAGATAACAAATTAATGAGTTGTAACGATACAAGCAAAGCAAATGCCTTATTAGACATGGTAACGCAAGGTTTAAATCCAGCTAAAAATCAATGCTACTTTATTCCTTACGGCAACAAAATGCAGTTACAACGTAGCTATCACGGTAATGTAATGATGTTAAAACGTGATGCAGGTGCTCAAGATGTTGTTGCTCAAGTGATTTATAAAGGCGATACATTCAAGCAAGAAATGGGAGAAACAGGACGTATCAAAGCGATTAAACACGAACAAGACTTCTTTAACATCGACAAAGAAAACATTATCGGTGCGTACTGCACAATCGTATTTAATGATGGACGAGATAACTATATTGAAGTCATGACTATTGAACAAATTAAACAAGCATGGATGCAGTCATCAATGATTAAAGATGAAAAAGCATTACAAAATTCTAAAACACATAATAATTTCAAAGAAGAAATGGCTAAAAAAACAGTTATCAATAGAGCTGCTAAACGTTATATCAACACATCAACAGATAGCAATATTTTCAAATACGCACAAGAATCCGAACAACGTCAACGCAAAGAAGTGTTGGACGCAGAAGTTGAAGAAAATGCAAATCAAGAACAATTGGACTTTGAACAACCAGTTCTTGAAGAAGCACAATACACAGAATTAGAAAATGATAAGCCTATTGATGTATCTGACTTTGAAGAAATAAAAGAACCTGCAACAGAAAAAGAAAGCGAAGAAGAGCCATTTTAATTGAAACAATAGCAACTGGTTCAAGTGGTAACTGCTACGTCTTAAATGATGGACGTACTACGTTACTACTTGAGGCAGGTATAAAATTTGAACGTGTTCAAAAGCATTTTAAATATAAAACAAGACATATAGCAGGGTGTCTTATCACACACGAACATGGTGATCATGCAAAGTACACAAAGCAGTTTGTCGACAATGGTGTAATCAGCTATATGACTGCTGGAACACAACGAGCTATGGATTTTGAAAGTCATCGCTTATGCACGATTAAGGCAAAGCAAGAGCTACGAATTGGTACGTGGTCAATTTTACCATTTGACATTGAACATGATGCTAACGAGCCTGTGGCTTTCTTATTACAAAGCACATTAGGTTATAAGGTCCTGTATGTTACTGATACGAAGTATCTGAAATACAAATTTAACGGCATTACGCACATGATGTTAGAAGTTAATTATATCTATGAACAAATGCAGGAAAACATAAAAAACGGCAGTGTGCACAGCACATTAGCAAACAGAATTATGGAGTCTCATTTTAGCTTAGAACATGCTATCGGAATGTTGAAAGCAAATGATTTAACTAGACTCGAAGAAATACATTTAATTCATTTAAGTAGTCAAAATTCAAATGCAAAATACATTAAAAGTGAAATACAAAAAGTGACGGGCGCGCCCGTTTATGTTGGAGGTTTATAAATGCTAAACAGAACAATATTAGTTGGTCGTTTAACTAGAGACCCAGAATTAAGAACCACTCAAAGTGGTGTAAATGTAGCATCATTCACATTAGCAGTTAACCGCACATTTACGAATGCACAAGGAGAGCGCGAGGCAGACTTTATTAATATCATCGTATTTAAAAAACAAGCAGAGAACGTTAATAAATACCTATCTAAAGGATCGTTGGCGGGCGTAGATGGTAGGTTACAAACGCGGAACTATGAAAATAAGGAAGGTCAACGTGTATACGTTACGGAAGTTATTGCTGATAGTATTCAATTTTTAGAACCGAAAAACTCAAATGACACTCAACAAGATTTATATCAACAACAAGTACAACAAACACGTGGACAATCGCAATATTCAAATAACAAACCAGTAAAAGATAATCCGTTTGCGAATGCAAATGGTCCGATTGAAATAGATGACAATGATTTACCATTCTAATTTAACCGGTTTGAAAGTGAGGTGTGTATATGACTGGTTGGATAAGTATTGATCGCTCAATTCAAAATCATTGGCTATTTAAAGAAAAGAGAACATTTTCAAAGTTTGAAGCATGGATATATTTACTCATGGAAGCGAATCATTCAAAGGCAAAAGTGCCTATTGGAAACCAAATTGTAACCGTAGAAAGAGGACAAAGATTAACATCGATTTTGACCTTGTCTGACCTTTTTAACTGGTCACGATTTAAAGTGAAAACCTTCCTTGACTTACTCGAGAGTGATGGAATGTTAGAAGTCAAAACAACATCAAAATATACCCTTATAACCATTGTCAATTATGACTTTTATCAAAGTGAGCAGGGCAGGAACCAACATCAAAACGACATCAAACCAACATCAAAACAACATCAGTCAAACATCAACCCAACATCAAAACAACATCAAACCAACACAAACAATAATGATAATAAAGATAATAATGAAAAGAATGTGAATAATGAGAAGAAGAAGACAACCGCCTTCGACTTCTTCCAAGATAACGGATTCGGTTTCATAACTTCTTACAATTTAGACGATTTAAATTATTATCTTGATTCATTTGAAAATGATTCAGATGAAATAGTTACCGCATCACTTAAAATCGCTAAAGACAGAAACAAAGTTACTTGGGGATATGCTAAAAGCATTTTGAATACATGGCTTAATGCAAACTTGAAATCTATTGAACAAGTACGTGCATTTGAAAAGCAACAACTTGAAAGCAAAAAACAAAATTATAAACCTTTCGTTAAACAATCAAAAGAAAAAACGCCTAAATGGCTCACAGACGGCACGAGAGAAACGAAAACGCCGGAAGTAGATGAAAACCTCGAGAAAGACAGAGAGGCTTTTATTAAGCGTCTAAATAGCAAATGGGAGTGATTGAAAATGGATGCATTTGATAAATACTATCTATTTGATCATGACGGCAACAAAATGTTTTCAGTTACACCACATTTTAAAGATGGTCGGCATTTAGTTGTTGGAATAAAAGAAACAAAATTTAATGGTCGTCGTTGGTATTTAGACGATTATGAATTAAATACACTTATTGATAATGAACAAATGGAGTTAGGACACCAAACAAGCTTATTTGAATATATATGAGGGATTACATGGAGATAGAAATTAAATTTAATGAAGTGTTTAATGCGCCGATGGGGTCGCCTCGACCGCGTTTTAGCACAAAAGGTAGATATGCACACACATATATGCCTACAAAATATACAGAACATAAAAAATATTTACAAAATCAAATGCCAAAGCTAAATCTAGAAAATGCATTAAAAATTGAATTAGAGTTTTACTTTACTCCACCTAAATCATGGTCGAAGAAAAAGAAAACTCAAGCGATTGGACAATTAAAAGTAACTAAACCAGATATCGATAATTTGATGAAGACAGTTCTAGACGCTTGTAACAATTATTTGTGGAAAGATGACAATCAAATTGCAGAAATAACTAGCTCAAAGCGTTATGGAATTGAGCCCAAAATAATCATACGAATAGAAGAAATATAAGAGGTGGAATAAATGGCGAGAAAAGCAAGAATTGTAACAATAAACGATAAACCTTATAGGTTCAGTAAATTTGAAATGGAATTAATAGAAAGTCACGGTATAACCGCTGGAATGGTTTCTAAGAGAGTAAAAGACGGTTGGGAACTACATGAAGCAATGGACGCACCAGAAGGTACGCGTTTAAGCGAGTACAGAGAAAAGAAAACAATAGAAAGACTGGAACAAGCTAGACTCGAACGCAAATTGGAAAGAAAGCGAAAGAGAGAGGCTGAGCTAAGAAGAAAGAAGCCACACTTGTTTAATGTACCTCAGAAACATCCAAGAGGACGTTATGCGTGCTACCTGTTGGAAAACGACATATTCGTGAAAGTTAAGAAGTAGATCATGACAGATAACGCACGCAAAGAATACCTAAATCAATTCTTTGGATTTAAGAGATATCTGTATCAGGATAACGAACGAGTGGCACATATTCATGTAGTAAACGGCACTTATTACTTTCACGGGCATATCGTACCAGATTGGCAAGGTGTGAAAAAGACATTTGATACAGCGGAAGAGCTTGAAACATATATAAAGCAACATGGTTTGGAATACGAGGAACAGAAGCAACTAACTTTATTTTAGAGGAGATGGAAACAATGAAAATCAAAGTTAAAAAAGAAATGCTATTAGACGAGTTAATTAAATGGGCGCGAGAAAATCCGGAGCTATCACAAGGGAAAATATTTTTTTCAACAGGATTTAGTGATGGATTCGTTCGTTTTCATCCAAATACAAATAAGTGTTCGACGTCAATTTTTATTCCAATTGATATCCCCTTCATAGTTGATATTGAAAAAGAAGTAACGGAAGAGACTAAGTTTGATAGGTTGTTAGAGGTATATGAGATTCAAGAAGGAGTCTATATGTCAGCGTTACACACAAGTATTAGTATCAACGAACGTTTAGAGAACACGTTTTTCCCTACCAAAGCATTCTACATCTTGAACGACGGCCTAACTATGACGTTAATCTGGAAAGATGGGGAGTTGCTAGTATGATGTTGAAATTTAAAGCTTGGGATAAAGATAAAAAAGTTATGAGTATTATTGACGAAATCGATTTTAATAGTGGGTACATTTTGATTTCAACAGGTTATAAAAGTTTCAATGAAGTAAAACTATTACAATACACAGGATTTAAAGATGTGCACGGTGTGGAGATTTATGAAGGGGATATTGTTCAAGATTGTTATTCGAGAGAAGTAAGTTTTATCGAGTTTAAAGAAGGAGCCTTTTATATAACTTTTAGCAATGTAACTGAATTACTAAGTGAAAATGACGATATTATTGAAATTGTTGGAAATATTTTTGAAAATGAGATGCTATTGGAGGTTATGAGATGACGTTCACCTTATCAGATGAACAATATAAAAATCTTTGTACTAACTCTAACAAGTTATTAGATAAACTTCACAAAGCATTAAAAGATCGTGAAGAGTACAAGAAGCAACGATATGAGCTTATTGGGGTTATAGCGAAGTTACGAGATTGTAACAAAGAACTGGAGAAGAAAGCAAGCGCATGGGATAGGTATTGCAAGAGCGTTGAAAGAGATTTAATAAACAAATTCGGTAACGATGATGAAAGAGTTAAATTCGGAATGGAATTAAACAATAAAATTTTTATGGAGGATGACACAAATGAATAATCGCGAAAAAATCGAACAGTCCGTTATTAGTGCTAGTGCGTATAACGGTAATGACACAGAGGGATTACTAAAAGAGGTTGAAGACGTGTATAAGAAAGCGCAAGCGTTTGATGAAATACTTGAGGGTTTACCTAATGTATGCAAGATGCACTCAAAGAAGATATTGAACTTGATGAAGCAGTAGGGATTATGACGGGTCAAGTTGTCTATAAATATGAGGAGGAGCAGGAAGATGAAAAAATTTAATGTTCAAATCACATACACTGGCATGATTGAAGAGACTATCGAGGCTGAAAGTTTAGACGAAGCAGAAAATGAGGCGCATGATATTGCGAGAATGGAAGTGCCATTTGATTGTGATGAGTATGAAATTTATGTAGATGTGGAGCAGGAAAATGACTAACACATTACAAGTAAAACTATTATCAGAAAATGCTAGAATGCCCGAACGAAATCATAAGACGGATGCAGGTTATGACATATTCTCAGCTGAAACTGTCGTACTTGAGCCACAAGAAAAGGCAGTGATCAAAACAGATGTAGCTGTAAGCATACCAGAGGGCTATGTCGGACTATTAACTAGCCGTAGTGGTGTAAGTAGTAAAACGCATTTAGTGATTGAAACAGGCAAGATAGACGCGGGATATCACGGCAATTTAGGGATTAATATCAAGAATGACGCTATTGCATCGAATGGTTATATCACACCAGGTGTTTTTGATATTAAAGGAGAAATCGATTTGAGTGACGCCATAAGACAATATGGAACTTATCAAATCAACGAAGGCGACAAACTAGCTCAATTGGTTATCGTGCCTATATGGACACCTGAACTAAAGCAAGTGGAGGAATTCGAGTGTGTTTCAGAACGTGGAGCAAAAGGCTTCGGAAGTAGCGGAGTATAAAGACATCTTAGATCGAGTCAAGGAGGTTTTGGGGAAGTGACACAATACCTAGTCACAACATTCAAAGATTCAACAGGACGTAAACATACACACATAACTAAAGCTAAGAGCAATCAAAGGTTTACAGTTGTTGAGGCAGAGAGTAAAGAAGAAGCGAAAGAGAGGTACGAGGCGCAAGTTAAAAGGGATGCAGTTATTAAATTAGGTCAGTTGTTTGAAAATATAAGGGAGTGTGGGAAATGATTAAACAAATATTGAGACTATTATTCTTACTAGCGATGTATGAGTTAGGTAAGTATGTAACTGAGCAAGTATATATTATGATGACGGCTAATGATGATGTAGAGGCGCCAAGTGACTTCGCAAAGTTGAGTGATCAGTCTGATTTGATGAGGGCGGAGGTGTCGGAGTAGATGATGTGGTTCATCATAGCAATTATATTACTAGTCATCTTATTGTTTGGTGTAATGTTGCAAGCTGAACAGTTAAAAGGTGATGTGAAAGTTAAAGAGCGAGAGATAGAGATATTAAGAAGCAGATTGAGACACTTTGAAGATTAAACATATTTGTACGGAGGGTATTCATGACTAAAAAGAAATACGGATTAAAATTATCAACAGTTCG